ATTAGGTCGGCTGGCTTACGCCAGAACTTACGCCAACCGGCCACAAACTTGCGTAGATTTGTGTAGATATCCGTGAGTTGGAGCCTGAATTTTTCGGAGCGCTTTTCAGCGGTCAAAGTGTTGAAAACTCTACAAAAGTTCACACGTCTCTCTACTTACGGCAAGCGCCTGAATTTTCCCGGTTTTGAAGGGCGGCATGTACTAAGATCCCGCTTCCCCGAGGCCCCGCAGAGTTTTCTGCGGGGCCTTTTTGCCGGGCATCCCGTCCGCCCGGCGGCGGCTTTTTGCGGAAAAAGAATATTTTTCGTTTTTTTGAAAAAAACTATTGACAACCACAGCCGACTTTGCTATATTTGTTTATGCTCATTGCGGGCAAACATATGGCGGCGTAGCTCAGTTGGCCAGAGCATTCGGTTCATACCCGAAGTGTCACCGGTTCGAATCCAGTCGCCGCTACCACAAACAGGAAAGCATCGCAAGATGCTTTCTTGTTTATCCGGCCCGTTGGTCAAGCGGTTAAGACACCGCCCTTTCACGGCGGTAACACGGGTTCGAGTCCCGTACGGGTCACCACAATTTGGAGGCTTAGCTCAGCTGGTTAGAGCGCCTGCTTCACACGCAGGAGGTCACTGGTTCGAGTCCAGTAGTCTCCACCACAAAAACCCTGTAACCGCAATGGTTACAGGGTTTTCTTTTTACCTCCGGTACCCACTTTGGTACCCACTTTTTATTTTTGCCCCAAAATTGCCGCAAAAGCCTTCTCTGTATAGGCCGCTGCCTTCTCCATATCACCGGCCATTTCGTGGCCATAGGTGCCGTTGGTATCCATGTCTTTGCTGTGTCCGATCACCAAATCCTTCAGGCCGTCAGGCATCTCCTTATTTACGCTGACGTAGGTGTGCCGGAGCTCGTAGAGCGATGTTTTCGGGATCCCGTTTGCATCGCAGTACCGCCCCCATGCCCGGTAGAAGTTTTTGTGGTTCATGGCGTCGCCGTACTGATCCGGAAACAGATACGGAGACAGGATGCCCGCTCGCTTTAACATTTCCCGCTGCGCCTCGATCTCCTTGACCGCAAGGTCCGGGAGCTGGAAGGTGCGGCGGGCATTGTCATTTTTGCCCTGGGTGATTTCATCCCGGACGTTGATAGCACGCCGGATCGTGATCTTATCGCCGTTGATGTCCGTGCGATCCTCCAGACCGCGTAGCTCTCCAGGCCGCAGGCCGGTGAGGACGGCCACTCTGTACGCATGGATATACCAATCCTCGATGGTCTTTTTTCGCCATGTGGTTGTGCTGACAGAGAACAGCGTTGTAAGGCCGGCCGGGTGAACGATTTTCTTTTCCGGCTTTTTGGCGCCGGCAGGAATGGTGATCGATTCCGGGAACAGGCGAGTCTTGCCGTGCTGGCGGCACCATTTCAGCCACCCCATCATGCACCCGCGGACATCCCGCAGCGTCTTATCCGACAGCTTGCGCTGCGCGTAGGTCAGATCGATGACGTCCTGCAGGTCACCCTCGGTGAGCTTGTTGATGCGCTTCATGCCGATGATCGGCTTGATATACAGGCGAACAAAACCTTCATACTGACTGGCATGGCCTGCGGATTTGGTCTCCTGCAGGTGCTTGATATACTGATCGAGGAGATCTGCGACACGCGCTTTTTCCGCAGTGGTCGGCTCATCGATCCAGCGGTCGGCCTGCCGCTCGGCCTCGGCCTTCCCCTTCTTCCCCTTCAGGTAGCTGGTGAATATCTTCCGGACGCCGTCACGCTGCACTTTGATCTGCCAGCGTTGCCGGCTCTCGACCCAACTGGCTTCATTTTTCCGTTCTGACATATTTTCTCCTTTCCATTCTTGCCACCACGCCTTTCCGTATGGTAGAATGGAAAAGGCGTGGTGAGATCTTCATATTGGACTTAGTGGTTCTTTTCAAGGTCTCTTTTGGTTCTTATACTTTGGTCGGTAGGGAATCGATGCGCTTGCCGCTCTGGTGTTGGTAGCACCGGGGCGGCGTTTTTTCATTTTCTGGCTTACTTAACTAGAGCATTTGTCTTGATAGACCTGCCAACACTCAGACATTTTCTCATCGCTATATTCTACAATAGTGGTTTCGCTGGTGTAGGTTTCGATTGTCAGATCGACAACTACAGGCTCCTCACCTTCTCCCCAGTATGTGCTAATGCTGCCATCTGCCAATTCTCCAGTGGATAGTTCAGCGGTGTAACTGTAATAACCGCCAAGTGCATAATCTTCGTACTCTTCTTCGGAGAAAAGGTCTTTATACTTTGAATAGCCTATCCATTCCACAGAGTCGTTCATTACAAAATAGCCTTGTGCTTCTAAATATTCATCCATATACTCGGCAATACTTTCGTACTTATCTGTGGCCGCTTGTGCTTTATCAACAGAAGAATATTTACTACTACTTCCACCGCACGATGTCAACAAGAGAGATACTGCGATGACCATACCTAATACTGTTTTCTTCATCCTTCATTTTCCTTTCTGTTTTGTCGCATCATTTTTGAAATCTACAACGATTACCCGATTTGAGCGTCGAGATCCTCTTCTTCATCATAAGGCTTGAGCGCAGTATCGACAATCTCTCTGATAGGCTTTCCAGCATTGAGATAAGCGCAAACCAAGCGGCGGATCTTTTCCAACTCGCGGAAATCCATATCCTCGACCATAGTGATCAAATTTGACAGCTCGGGAGCCGCCCTGCGGTCAACCGCCTTGTAATACAGAACGGATGCTTTAGACTTGTCCTCACAAAGATATGTGGACAGCGTTCTGTGCTCTGCACCAAAGAGTCGACGCATCTCATCTTCAGCTGCTTGACGGCCACTTTGAACGCCCTCAGTTATGTCGCTCAGCAAAGCCGCTTCCCATCCCATAAGATAAGCAGGAGTTGTCTGCAGGATCTGCGCAAGAGGTTCAAGTATGTCACCTGGAACTTTATCGATGCCGCCATTTTCGTATCTATAGATTGTTGCAGGCGAAAGATTTAATCTTCCGGCAACATATTCCGCAGAAAGCCCAAGTTCTTTTCGGCGTAATTTCATTCTTTGACCGGTCGTCATATTATTGCGCCCCCTTTTTGACTTACTATATATTGAAACTTGCAAAAATGCAAGGCGTTTTTTGAAAAATAAAAAAACATTTCGCAAATTTGCGAGTTTTTCTATTGACAAATCAAATTGGCAAGGATAGTATAAACAAAAAGGCTCGCATTTATGCGAGTTAAAGGAGGTGTAACTATGCGCACAGACATGGCAAAGCTGAAAGGGAAAATCGTTGAACGAGCCATGACGCAAGAAGAAGTTGCGGAAAAATTAGGCATTGATAGCAGCACTTTTTCGAGGAAAATGAAAGCTGATGGCCTCTCATTTACCATAGAGCAAATGCACAAGCTCGTTGATATTCTCAGCATTACTCCGCAGGAAGCAATTCAAATTTTTTTACAATAAAACTCGCATTTATGCGAGTTTTCAGAGAAGGAGCGTGACATCATGAAGGCACACAAAACAACGGCATTAACCACTGAAATCACTTACGACGGTCTGCTCGGCGGCATCAAGCTCAACGGCGTAGACCTGTCCCAAAGCGTTACGGTCATTACATACCGGCACGAGGCCGGACAGCCGCCTACTCTGATTCTGGAACTGAACCCGGAACACGCCGATCTGAATGCTGTCGTCGGCTCTGTCCTGTTGAAAGGAAAAGCAGCTGACCCCAAAGCGGAATCAGCTGCACCTCCAGTCAAGGATTCATCGCAGATTTGAATATCGGACAGTCATTTCCGATTTCACACCCCTTGTCGGCCGCGTGCGGGCAAAAGAACGAAAGCTTCTTATAGCCCGGCGTCATCATACCGACTGCCCAGATTTCAGCAAATGTAATTCGCACTGACATTTGTTCATCCAGCTCCGGGCAATATCCACGGAACCCACGGGTGATTTTACGCCCCAATCACTCACCCCCTTTCCTCTTGTATCCTACCATTTTGAGGAGTGAAAGGACAGAAACCCCTACCGACCAATTACGAACGAAAGGAGCTTGTAATGTCACGAAAATGTATATATCGATACCTTGACAGTCGACTGCGATACCTCGGAATTCGGCAGGAAGATCTGGGGTTTGCCCTCGACCTCTGCAGCACTGCCATCAGCCACCGCATGACCGGAAAAACGCCCTGGAACATCGATGAGATGTACAAAACTCTGGAGGTTTGCCGGGCACAGCCCGAGGAACTTCATATCTACTTCCCACCCAAAGGAGGCAAAACCGCATGAGCCAGAGAAAAGAAAAATACGCACGACAGCTCGGGCGCCGCATGGATGCAGTCGAAATTCGGATTGACCGGATGGAAGCTGCTGACATTGACGCTATCTCGGCAGCGTTGAGTGACAGAATCGGTCAGTGTCTGGTCGAAACAGAGGATGCCTTCGAGGGACATCTGCGCCGGGCACATTACACGGCAGAGTGTAAAGAAAATGCCCGAAAGAAGGCCACTGCCGACCGCCAGATGCGCCGGGAGCTGGAGGCCGAGAATGCAGCCCG